TTTACAAATCAAGGTGCAGCGGGCAAAGCAGAACCCCGTGGAACTGTCCGGCGTTCTCTGCAAGGAATTTAATATCCGGGAAACGGTAAAAACGGCGTGGTTATCCTTTGACGCTATCAACAATACAAATACCTTTGACCTTGAAGCATTCCGGGGGGCGTACTGTATCGGCGGCGTTGACCTGTCCATTACCACCGACCTGACCTGTGCAAGCCTGCTGTTTATGCGCCGGGGTGACGATACAAAGTATATCCGTCAAATGTACTGGCTGCCTGCTGACCGTCTGCAAGAGCGTGTGCAGCAAGACAAAATTCCCTATGACAAATGGTTTGAACGGGGGCTTTTACGCCTGTGCAGCGGCAATTCCATCAACTATGCAGATGTGACGGCGTGGTTCGTGGAAATCGTGCAGCAATATGAACTGTTCCCGGCATGGGTATATTATGACAGCTATTCCGCACGGTACTTTGTGGAAGAAATGCAAATGCAGGGCTTTACCATGATACGCTGCATTCAGGGGGCAAAAACGCTTTCCCTGCCTATGCAGATGTTGGGCGCAGACTTGCAGGCACACAAGGTCAACTATGACAACAACCCCATTCTGAAATGGTGCTTGACGAACACAGGCATTCAGACCGACCGCAACGGCAATATTGTCCCGGTCAAGAACCAAAGCCCCAGACAGCGCATTGACGGCACTGCCGCCCTGCTGGACTGCTATGTGGGGCTGTACGAACACTATAACGAATACACAGGGGCGATATAACCCCGGAAAGGCAACAAAATGAAGCTGAAAGATAAGAAAATCGACATTCAGGAAGTGCGCTATGTGACGGATAAAATCGGCAACCGCAAAAAGGAAACTGTCACGATTGCGACCGTGTGGGCGTATTTCCGGCAGCTTTCCATGAAAGAACTGTACAGTGTCACCACACAGCTTGACGAAGAAGTGCTGTTTCAAATCAGCTATCGGGCAGACCTTACCACAAGCCACATGATACTGTTCCGGGGCGTACAGTATGATATTGTCCGCATTGATACCTTTGAAGGCTACAAGGCAGACTTGAAGCTGTACTGCAAGCGGAAAAATGAAATCACGAAACCATGACATAATATTGAAAAAATCGCCCTGCTGTGCTATACTTTTAATGGCTGATTGTAGCCACGCACAGGAGGGCTATTTTTATGACTTACAGCTATAACAGGCTATGGAAACTGTTGATAGATAAAGGCATGACAAAGACGCAAATGCGCTTGCAGGCAGGTATCAGCACAAACATACTTGCTAAAATGGGAAAGGGCGAACCTGTTGCAATGGAAAGCCTTGCAAAGATTGCAACCGCCTTGAATTGCGGGCTTGATGATATTGTAGAAATAGAGAAAGGCGGCGAATTATAAAATGGCAAATGATAATTTAGGCACAGCCAAAGCAAGAAAAAACGATGAATTTTATACCGTGTTTGATTATATCCAAAAAGAAATGAACGCCTATCTGGAATATAATCCAGATGTGTTTCGTGGTAAAACCGTTTTACTGCCATGCGATGACCCGGAATGGAGCAATTTCACAAAGTATTTTGCCCAAAATTTTGAAACTTTGGGACTGAAAAAACTAATTAGCACAGGGTATGCTGCTGACTGCAAAGAACAGCAATATGAACAATACCATCAAATGACGCTGTTCGAGTTGCAGTCCCCGCAATATGATGAGCAGAAATCCCGCGCACACGGAAGAATTTTCACTCTTGAGCGGGACGCAAATAAATCCGGCATTATTGATATTGATGATTTAGAATGGCATTATCTTGACGGTGACGGCGATTTTCGTAGCAATGAGGTGAAAGCTCTGCGCGATGAATCAGATATTATTGTAACTAACCCCCCGTTTTCTTTGTTCCGTGATTTTGTTTCATGGGTAATGGAGGCAGGGAAAAGTCTTGTGATTATCGGAAACCTAAACGCTATTACCTATAAAGAAATATTCCCGCTAATGAAAGACAATAAACTCTGGATAGGCGCAACCAACAATGGGCAGGATATGGTTTTTGAGGTCCCAGAGGGGGCAACCATCGCACCGAGTGATAGAGAAAAAGCAGCAAAATTAGGATACAAGGGAAATTACACACGACTTGGCAATGCTTGTTGGTACACTAATCTTGAGCACGGACGCAGACACCAACCTTTAAGTCTTATGTCGATGGCTGACAATCTAAAGTTCAGCAAGCACAAACAAATACGTGAAAACGGGTATCGCAAATATGATAATTATGATGCAATAGATGTTCCTTTTACAGATGCTATTCCATCGGATTATGATGGAATAATGGGTGTACCCGTTACTTTTCTTGATAAATATAACCCAGAACAATTTGAAATTGTTGGGCGTGATGGCGATTTAGATTTATCCATTGGCTATTCTTTCTTCACTCCACCAGACGAAGCCCATAGGCAAAAATATCGTCAAGCAAACATAACATGGCGTGTACAAAATGCGTATTTTGTTGTTGATGGAAATGCTAAGACCTCTTATAAGCGGTTATTCATTCGCTTGAGAAAGGGCGGTGGTCAATAAATGAAAACAACGCTTATAACTGATATAACCATTGAACAAATCTGCAAGGGGTTTGTCTATAATGAATTAGAGGGTAAAGGGCTTTTCGGCTTATCCGGCAAACTGGTAATTCAGCCGGAATATCAGCGTAACTATCTGTATGCAAAGCAGAAAATGGAAGAAGCTGTTATCCGTTCCGTGCTGAACGGCTACCCGTTAGGACTGCTTTATTTTAATAAAGTAGGAACTGACAAATACGAAGTTCTGGACGGGCAACAGCGTATTACAAGTTTGGGGCGTTTTTTGACTGGTAAATTTCCGCTAATTGATGATAACGGTATGCCCCACTATTTTTCGGCAATGCCTGACGACCAGAAAAAGAAAATCAACGAAACGCCGCTGACGATTTACATTTGCGAGGGTGAAGAAACCGAAATTAAGGCATGGTTCAAAACCATCAATATTGCGGGAATACCGCTGAACCATCAAGAAATTTCAAACGCCGTATATTCAGGGCCGTTTGTCACAAAGGCGAAAGAAGAATTTAGCAATAGCCAAAATGCCAACATTCAAAAATGGAGTGCCTATGTAAAGGGCGATGTGCTACGGCAGGACTATTTGCGCATTGCGTTGGAGTGGGTAACGAAAAGTACCGACAATGACGCTGTTGACGCTTATATGAGCAAGCACCGTTATGATACAAATATAAATGAACTGAAAGCCTATTTTACAAGCGTTATTGACTGGATTAGCGGCGTATTTACCGATGTTGAAAGCGAAATGCGTGGGCTTGAATGGGGCAGATTATTTGAAACCTATCATAATAACCCCTATGACCCTGTTGCCGTTTCTGAAAAGGTACACGAACTGTATGCAGATGGTGCAGTCAAAAAGCGTGCAGGTATCTTTGAATACATATTAGGCGGTTGTACCGACCCCCGCTTACTTGAAATCCGTATCTTTGAGGAAAGCACAAAAAAAGCAGTCTATGCACAGCAAACCACAGCGGCAAAAGCAAGCGGAAAGTCAAACTGCCCGCTTTGTGCGTTGGGTGCTGATAATAACTCAAAGCGTATTTGGAAGTTTTCAGAAATGGACGCAGACCATGTTACCGCATGGAGCAACGGCGGCGCTACTGATATTAAAAACTGTCAAATGCTATGCAAGACCCACAACCGCGCAAAAGGTAATAAATAACTTCAAGCGTCTGTCGCACCATGCGGCAGGCGTTTTGCTTTGTGGCTTGCCCTGTCCCCGCTGTCGCTTATCATTTACTATCTTTCAGTGTCTTATTGCAGATTTAAGCGACAAATAAGCGACAAGCCACAAAGTACAGTGTTAAGATATGCGAAGAAAGCACAAGATATGGTATAAAATCCAAAGAAACAGCCCTGTATTTGGTATGAAAATCAAATACAGGGCTGTTGAGATATACTCCTTTTCGGAAGCATCGGATACCGTAAGACTTTCCCATTCCGGGGGAGGCTGTAAATACGCCGACGCCCCGGACGTTTACGAGATACCGCAGCCGGTTCAGGAGCGCCTTCAGATCATTTGACT